CTTAAGAGGCTGATCATTAACATGCCTCCTCGGCATACCAAGTCTGAGTTTGCTTCCTATCTTTTGCCTGCATGGTTTTTGGGTAAATTCCCCGAGAAGAAGATTATCCAGACAGCGCACACCGCTGAGTTAGCAGTTGGCTTTGGTCGTAAGGTTAGAAACCTCGTTAACTCCCCCGACTACCAAGCAGTCTTTCCTACCAAGCTCTCCAGCGATTCAAAGGCTGCTGGGCGATGGAATACCAGTAAAGGAGGAGACTACTTCGCTATCGGTGTTGGCGGTGCTGTAACCGGTAAGGGCGCTGATCTTCTGATCATTGATGACCCGCACAGTGAGCAGGAAGCAATGCAGGGTAATCCTGAGGTATATGACAGGGTTTATGAATGGTATGGCTCTGGCCCTCGTCAGCGTCTGCAGCCGGGTGGGGCGATTATTGTTGTGATGACCCGCTGGTCTAAGCGAGACCTGACTGGGCAGATTGTTCAGAACTCGATTACCCGTGAGGGCGATGAATGGGAGATTATTGAATTTCCCGCCTTAATGCCTTCGGGTTTACCATTGTGGCCTGAATTCTGGTCACAAAAAGAATTGGAAGCTATTAAGGCTGAGATTGCAGTTGGTAAGTGGGAAGCCCAGTACCAGCAGAACCCTACCTCCGAGGAAGGTGCAATCATCAAGAGAGAGATGTGGAAACGCTGGGATGGTGATCAGGCTCCCTTCTGTGATTTCATCATCCAGTCTTGGGATACGGCTTTTGAAAAGAATAGCCGAGCCGACTACTCCGCCTGTACGACTTGGGGGATATTCTACAAAGACAACCTTGAAGGTGTTCCTGTAGCCAATATCATCCTGTTGGATGCGTTTAAAGCCCGGATGGAGTTCCCTGAGCTAAAGAAGAAAGCGCACGAGCTTTATCTAGAGTTCCAGCCTGACAGCTTAATCATTGAGAAAAAGGCTGCAGGAGCACCTCTTATTTATGAATTGCGACAGATCGGAGTGCCTCTTCAGGAGTACACACCAAATAAAGGTTCTGATAAGATAGCCCGTGTAAACGCTATATCCGACCTATTTGCCTCAGGTTATGTTTGGTGTCCAGACACGAGATGGGCTGATGAGGTTATGGAGGAGTGCGCATCGTTTCCGAACGGTGAGCATGATGACTTGGTTGACTCAACCAGTCAGGCGTTGTTGAGATTTCGACAAGGCGGTTTCATCCGCATCGATTCCGATGAAGACGATGAGCCAAAGTTTAAACGCAAAGCTTCATACTACTGAGACAAATTATGGCTATCGACAAAGCACTGTACCAAGCTCCGCTCGGAATGGAAGACCTAATGAAGAGTCAACCAGAGATTGAGATTGAGATTGAAGACCCCGAGTCAGTCTCGATTGGAGTGGACGGCCTTGAGATTGAGATCATGCCGACCGAAGACACTGAAGAGTTTTCAGACAACTTGGCTGAAAGCATGGATGACAAAGAGTTGGCAATGCTCGCTGAGGATTTGATCGCAGATTTTGATGATGACATCTCTTCACGCAAAGACTGGATTCAGACTTATGTTGATGGGCTTGAGTTGCTCGGCCTAAAGATTGAAGAGCGATCGGAACCTTGGGAGGGCGCTTGTGGAATTTATCACCCATTACTTGCTGAGTCTCTTGTCAAATTTCAAGCCGAGACCATCATGTCTATCTTCCCCGCTATGGGGCCGGTCAAGACGAAGATCATTGGAAAAGAAACCCAAGATAAGAAAGATAGCGCACAACGTGTTCAAGAGGACATGAATTATGAGCTGACGGAGAAGATGCCTGAGTACCGCCCTGAAACAGAGCGAGCTATCTGGGGTCTTGGTCTGTCAGGCAACGCATTTAAAAAGGTTTATGAAGACCCGTCTTTAGGCCGTCAGGCTGCAATTTACGTTCCTGCAGAAGACTTGGTTGTGCCTTATGGTGCGTCTGATCTTGAGTCAGCCGAGCGTGTCACCCACGTGATGCGCAAGACTGAGAATGAAATACGCAAACTTCAACATGCTGGGTTTTACCGTGACATCGATTTAGGTGACCCAACAAACACGCTGGATGAGGTTGAAAAGAAGATTGCCGAGAAGCTTGGTTTTAGAGCCACGGCTGACGATCGGTTTAAGATTCTTGAGATGCATGTCAACCTCGACTTGCCCGGGTATGAACATGAAGATGATGACGGAAAGACAGGTATCGCCTTGCCTTATGTTGTCACCATCGAGAAAGGCACAAGTAAGATTCTTGCCATTCGGCGCAACTGGAAACCGGACGATGACCTTAAGCTTAAGCGCCAGCACTTCGTTCACTACGGCTACATCCCCGGATTTGGCTTCTATTGCTTTGGTCTTATCCACCTGATCGGGGCTTACGCCAAGTCAGGTACATCGATTATTCGCCAGTTGGTAGACGCTGGAACCCTGTCTAACCTGCCCGGTGGATTCAAAGCCAAGGGTATGCGGGTCAAGGGTGATGACACACCGATCGCCCCCGGCGAGTGGCGTGATGTGGATATTGCCTCAGGCGTCATGCGTGACAATATCTTACCCCTGCCTTACAAAGAGCCAAGTCAGGTATTGATTGGTCTGTTGAATCAGATCATTCAAGACGGCAGAAACTTTGCCAATACAGCCGATATTCAAGTCTCCGACATGTCTGCCAACGCACCAGTCGGTACAACCTTGGCAATCCTCGAGCGCACTCTGAAGGTAATGTCAGCTGTTCAGGCTCGTATTCATTTCTCTCTCAAGCAAGAGCTGAAGCTGATTAAAAACATCATGGCTGAGAATGCTCCTGCAGAGTATGGCTATGAGCCTGAGGAAGGCGAGCGTAAGGCTAAGAAGAGCGATTATAAAAACGTTGATGTTATTCCCGTCTCCGATCCAAATGCCGCCACAATGGCGCAGAAGATTGTCCAGTATCAGGCCGTGCTTCAGTTAGCCCAGAGCAGCCCACAGTTCTACAACATGCCTTTACTGCACCGCCAGATGCTGGATGTTTTAGGAATTAAAGAAGCCAACAAGCTTGTTCCGTTGCCTGAGGATCAGAAGCCTCAAGACCCAGTATCTGAAAACCAAGCCATCTTGATGAGTAAGCCAGTCAAGGCGTTTGCTTACCAAGATCATCAAGCGCACATAATTGTTCACACCTCAGCCATGCAAGACCCAAAAGTCTTGTCTGTGCTTGGTCAGTCTCCTCAGGCTATGCAGCTACAGGCAGCCATGCAGGCTCACATCAATGAGCACTTAGGATTTGGCTATCGTGTTGAGATTGAAAAACAACTTGGCATGAACCTGCCACCTCAGCAAGATGAGAATGGCGAGGACGCAAATATGCTGCCAGAGGTTGAAGCCCGTTTAGCTCCAATGTTGGCGCAGGCAGCTCAAAGACTGCTTCAGACCAATCAGGCTCAAGCTCAGCAACAACAGGCTCAGCAGCAAGCGCAAGACCCAATGGTTCAGCTCCAACAGGCCGAGCTTCAGCTTAAGAAGGCCGAGATCGAGCGTAAGGTTGCCAAAGACAAAGTTGATGCTGCGGCCCGAGAGAAACAGCTCATGATTGAAGAGCAGCGTGTAAACCAGCAGGGCAAGATTGAAGGCATCAGGATTGGCGCAAAGGCTGTTCAAGATAAGGCCGCACTTGACGCCCAGCAAAAAGAAGCAGGTCTTCGTATGGGAATCGATGCAGCTCAGAAGCACAAAGACTTCACCGAGCGTGTTGCATCACATATATCAGGCATTCACTCACAAAAAGGCAGAGATAAATAATGGACGCATTCGAGGTCTTGACAAAAGAGATTGACGAGAAAGTTCAGATGCTTCAGGGGTTCATTGCGGAGGGCCGTGCTGAAACCTATGAAGAGTACAAAAGGATTTGCGGCGAAATCAAAGGTCTTTTGACCGCAAAAAGCTATACCCTCGACCTTAAACAACGCATGGAGAATGCAGATGACTGAGATTCTAATTGGCTCAAACCCCAAGAATCCACAAGTAGTAGGCAGTTATAACTCTGAGGCCACCGCCGAGGAACGAGCAAGTCAACTTCCTGATCCTTCAGGTTACCGCATTCTGTGCGCTATCCCAGAAGTTGAGGAGGCGTACGAAAGTGGTCTTTTAAAGGCTGACGCAACAGTCAACTATGAAGAGCGCCTCGCAACAGTGTTGTTTGTGGTTAAGTTAGGCCCAGATTGCTACAAAGATGCCGGTAAATTCCCTACCGGAGCTTGGTGCAAACAGGGTGATTTTATTGTTGTTCGACCAAACGCCGGTTCACGACTGCTAATTCATGGTCGAGAGTTCAGAATGATCAACGATGACACCGTTGAAGCAGTGGTTCAAGACCCACGTGGCATTAAACGAGCATAAAGGAGGCACATCATGCCTGATTTTGAAAAAAACGAATTTAAATTCCCCGATGAAGAGCCAAAAAACAGCAAAAAAGCTGAATTTGACATCGAATTCGAGGGAGATGACGATCTAAAGTTTGAGATTGAGGACGATACGCCTCCTGAAGACCGCAATCGGCAACCAATGCCGAAGGAAATAGTTGAAAAGCTTGAAAACAATGAGCTTGAAGACTATTCAGACGATGTTCGTCAGAAGTTTAAACAGCTTAAAAAGGTGTGGCACGATGAACGCCGTGAAAAAGAGGCCGTAGCTCGTGAACACCAAGAGGCATTACGTGCTTCGCAGCGCCTTCTTGAGGAAAACAAGCGAATCAAGACCATGCTGTCCAGTGGTCAGGAAGAGTATGTCAGTGCTGTAAAGAACAACACTGAAATGCACCTCGAAATGGCAAAGAGAGCCTATCGTGAAGCCTATGATGAAGGTGACGTTGATAAGCAATTGGAGGCACAAGAGCGAATTACCAAAGCTACTATGGCGATGGATAGGGTAAATAATTTTAGGTTACCCCCTTTACAAGAGGAAACCGATGTTGTACAAAGTCGGCAACAGGCCCCAAAACCCGACAACCGAGCAATGGCGTGGCAAGAGCGCAATAGATGGTTCGGTCAAGACGAGGAAATGACAGCCGCAGCTTTAGGTCTCCATGAGAAGCTAAAGCGCAATGGCGTTGTTGTAGGGTCTGATGAGTATTACTCCGTATTGGACAAGACAATGCGGAAGAGGTTTGCAGAAAACTTTGGGGAACCAGAACGCACTGAACCTGAACAACGGGAACAGTCGAGACGATCACCGAATGTTGTAGCCCCAGCGACACGCAGCACATCCTCCAAAAAGGTGAGGCTGACGCAGTCTCAGGCTGCTTTTATCAAAAAGCTCGGCATTACGCCCGAACAATATGTCCGTGAAGTTTTAAAACTGGAGAACTAAGATGGCAGACGCAAAAATTACAAGAGATATGCAAACCCGAGAAATCCAAGAGCGTCCCAAGCAGTGGATGCCTGCGGAATCCCTCCCAGAGCCAGACAAACAGGCTGGGTATGCGTACAGATGGATTCGAGTTGCCTCGAATGGTCAGATGGATCAAAAAAACCTCTCCGCCAAACTCAGAGAAGGATGGGAACCTGTACCGTCTGAAGAGCAACCACAGTATCAACTGCTAGTCGATCCGACAAGTCGTTTTAAAGACAACATCGAAATCGGCGGGTTATTACTCTGCAAAACCCCGTTAGAGTTTGTTGAACAGCGCAATGCTTATTACGCTAAACAAACAGTTGCTCAAACCGAGGCTGTAGATAACACCATGATGCGCCAAAGCGATGCCCGTATGCCTATGTTTAAAGAACGTAAGACTACGGTAAGCGTTGGTAAAGGTTCTTAAAATTTAAATATGGAGTCTTAAATGGCTTATCCAATCGTAAGCGCCCCTTACGGGCTAAAGCCGATCAACCTGATCGGTGGTCAAGTATTTTCAGGTGCGACTCGCCAGATGGAAATTGCAAGTGGCTACGCCACGAGCATTTTTTACGGTGACTTAGTTAAGCGTATTTCTGATGGAACGATTCAAAAGGATACCGGTACGACTACGGCTACTCCTTGCGGTATTTTCCTTGGCGTAAGCTTTACAAATGCATCAACTGGTCAAGTTCAACAACAGCAATTTTATCCTGCCAGCGTAAGCGTCAAGTCTGGCACGAAGATTTTTGCAGTTATTGCAGATGATCCAGATACGTTGTTCCAAGTTGCTGTTGTTTCTGGCACAACCGTTATCTCTGGTGTCGGTATTACCGCCATTGGCAATAACGCAACGTTAGTTCAAAACGCTGGTGTGGTTGCTTCAGGCAACTCACAAGTGGCTATTTTGGACTCAACTGCCACAACCAACACTCTGCCAATTCGTATTATCGATGTGGTTCGAGACACAGCAACCGCCGCTGATAACTTCCCAGAAGTGATTGTTAAGATCAACTTCGGAATGCATCAGTACAACAACGCAACCGGCGTATAAGGAGCTAAATCATGGCTATTTCACGTGCTCAGCTATTAAAAGAGTTGCTCCCCGGACTAAACGCATTGTTTGGTATGGAGTATGCAACATACGGTCAGGAACACAAGGAAATCTACGAAACAGAGACTTCCGAGCGTTCCTTCGAGGAAGAGACCAAGTTATCCGGCTTTACAGCCGCTCCAGTGAAGTCCGAAGGTGCTGCAATGGCCTACGACAACGCACAGGAAGCTTGGACAGCTCGCTACAACCACGAAACCATCGCATTAGGGTTCTCCCTAACGGAAGAGGCTATTGAAGATAACCTGTATGACTCATTGTCAGCTCGTTACACAAAAGCATTGGCTCGTGGTATGGCTTACACCAAGCAGGTTAAAGCTGCTGCAACCCTGAATAACGGCTTTACTGCTGGTTATGTCGGTGGCGATGGTGTTCCCCTGTTCAGTGCAGCTCATCCTCTGGTCTCTGGCGGTACAAACAGCAACATTCCATCAACCCCAGCCGACCTGAACGAGACTTCGCTTGAAGCCGCCGTTATTCAGATCGCAGCTTGGACTGATGAACGTGGTCTGTTGATCGCAGCTAAGCCTAAGAAGTTGATTGTTCCCCCACCACTTCAGTTCGTTGCAACTCGTTTGCTCGAGACGGAATTGCGTGTTGGCACAACCGACAACGACATCAACGCTCTTAAGAACAACGGTTCGATTCCAGATGGTTATACAATTAACCACTTCTTGACCGACACCAACGCATGGTTCTTAACAACTGACGTACCTAACGGCATGAAGCACTTTGTCCGTTCACCCCTGTCTAATTCGATGGACGGTGATTTCGACACAGGCAACGTGCGCTACAAGGCTCGTGAGCGTTACAGCTTTGGCTGGTCCGATCCTCTCGGCATGTACGGCTCTGCCGGTGCTTAAAGTACCCCTCTAACTACCTTGGTGGTTAGACGCAGCCCCTCAACTCAAAAGGTTGGGGGGTTTGCTTTTGTTGAACTATATTTTTATTTTTACCTGTTGTGTTTAAACATTTAACGGTGTATAAATATACAAACTGGAACTCATCCAGCCATACAAACCGATCCAGCGGGCGTTGCAGAGATTGTGTGGCTTAGAACTGCAAATAAAAGGAACTCATCATGGGTTTAGCTACACACCTTGGCCCTTGGCTGCTTGGTACTGTTAAGAACACAACCGGCACGACCGCAGGTACAGTCCGCAATACTGGCGCAGCTATTGTTGCACAATCAACAAACCTGACCGCCGCACAAGTTGCCGGTTTGACGGGTTCACTTGGCGCAATTCCAGCCGGTTCATTAATTACAGCCGTTTCGTTTATTACGACCACATTGTTTGCTTCAGCTACTACGCTTAAAGTAACTATCGGCGGTGTTGACGTTGCTGCGGCTACCACAATTACTTCTGCTGGTGTATATCCGGTTACACAAGCTGCTGGTTTTGCACCCACTGCTGCTAACGTTGGTGCGACTGATGCGTTGGTTACATTTACGGCTACTGGCTCTTCAGTTACCGGCGCTGTGACTGTTGTAATCGCATACATGGTTCGTAACCCAGATGGCTCTTACCAGCCTACAGCATTTACAGCTTAATTAGTCTTGGGGCTTCGGCCCCGTTTTTACTGGAGATTAATTATGACAATGCAATATGATGTAAAAGCAGCTTATTCTGGCACGTTTCCAGCTCAATTGGTTACAGGACGTACAAGATTCAAGCAAGCTGTTTTTGTTGGTACTGGAACAGCCGGTACAGTAACTTTTTACGATGGTACAGATAATACTGGGCCAATTATTTGGCAAGGTAAAACAAGCTCTGGGGTACAGCCATTTCAGCTACTAATTCCCGGCGAAGGTATTGTTTGTGCTAACGGTATTTATGTTGCCGTAACTAATATATCATCGGTATCTATCTGTTATGGCTAAGCCCGGACTTTACGCAAACATACACGCTAAACAGGAACGCATTGCCGCAGGATCGGGCGAAAAGATGCGTAAGCCGGGTGCTAAGGGCGCACCTACTTCTAAAGACTTTAAAGAGTCCGCAAAAACCGCAAAACCTGTAAAGATGAAAGAAGGTGGCGTGTCTCTTGCTGTTGGTCGTGGTGAAAAGCTTCCGGTCAAGCAGGGAGCAGGTCTTACCGCCAAAGGTCGGGCCAAGTACAACGCAGCAACTGGCTCAAACCTGAAAGCTCCTCAGCCCGAGGGTGGCCCACGCAAGAAATCTTTCTGCGCTCGGATGAGTGGCATGCCCGGCCCGATGAAAGATGAAAATGGTAAACCTACTCGCAAAGCAGCGAGTCTTAATCGGTGGAAATGTTAATGAGTTCTGACCCTATAGAAACAGCTCGTGAATTGGCTACGCATGCAAATGATATAAAACATTTGCAGGAAGACATGGATAGATTGGTAGAGGACATGGCTACTGTTAAGAACTCTCTGGCTGAGATACAAAGAACCTTGTCTGAAGCTCAGGGTGGGTGGAAAGTTTTGATGTGGGCTGGTGGTGCAGTGAGTGCAATCACAGGCATAGCTGGCTTTATCGCCGGACATTGGGGTAAATAATGCCAGCCACATCAGCCAAGCAAAAAAGGTTTATGGATGCCGCAGCGCACAACCCTGAATTTGCGAAGCAGGCAGGCATTAAGCCAGAGGTTGCGCAGGAGTTCTCTACTGCAAGCAAAGGTAAAGATTTTAATCAAAGCACACGCCCTGACAGACAGGGTATTAATAAACCAAAAACCGACCACGGTCAGTCAACAATGTTTAAAAAGGGTGGTGTTATGAAGAGCGATATGAAAGAAGACATGAAGATGGACAAGTCACAAGACAAAGCCATGATTAAAAAAGCGTTTAAACAGCATGACTCTCAAGAGCATAAGGGCGGCAAGGGTACAAAACTTGCGCTCAAGAAAGGTGGCATGCCTATGGTCATGAAGGACGGTAAAAAAATGCCTGCCTTTGCAGCCAAGAAAGGCGGTATGGCTTGCGCCCCCAAGAAAATGGCTAAGGGCGGCGGCATTGAGATCAAGGGTAAAACCAAAGGGAAGATGTGCTGATATGGCTAACAGTAACCAAGACAACGCACGAGAAAATCTCAAAGAAATTTCTGACTACAGAAAAAAACGTCATTATTTTGGCGTTGAGGATGATTCTGTTTCTGGAAAAGCCGCAAGAGAATCTTATGGCAAAGCGGTTGATAGAATTCAAAACTCAAACCCAGAGGGAGAGGCTGAATTTGTTATGAGCAATAAAACTGGTTTTATTCCTTACAACAGAGAAGCTGCAACAGAAGCTCAGGCTAAACAACGTGAAGTAATGAATGAGCGCCGCAGGGAAACAAAAGATACTGTTCCAGAAGAACGGTTGAAAAAAGGTGGAGCTATTAAAAAAATGGCAAAAGGCGGTAAAGTCTCATCAGTTTCAAAACGTGCTGATGGTTGCGCACAGCGTGGCAAAACCCGTGGACGGATGTGTTAACCATGATGACCTCCAGAGGTATGGGTGCAATTAGCCCTTCCAAAATGCCAAAAGCTAAAAAAGCTACTCGCAAAGATGGTGACAAATTCACCAAGTTTTGCGGTGGCGGAAAGGCTAAAGCACCCAAAGGAATGAAGTAATGACAACGTCAGGAACCGCATCGTTTAACCTAGACCTAAATGAGTTGGTTGAAGAGGCGTTCGAGCGCTGCGGGCTGGAGCTGCGTACTGGGTATGATCTGCGCACAGCAAGGCGTAGTTTAAACATCCTGACTATCGAGTGGGCAAACCGAGGCATTAACCTTTGGACTATTGAGCAAGGCTCTATTCCAATGGTGACCGGTCAGTCAACTTACAATTTGCCAATCGACACAATTGATTTGCTTGATACGGTAATACGCACAGGTACTGGATCAAATCAAATAGATATAAATATCACAAGAATTTCAGAATCAACCTACTCGACCATCCCAACAAAAAATGCAGTAGGTAGACCTATTCAGGTATGGATTAATCGGCAGTCTGGTGCAACTTATCCTACCGGAGGTCAGCCAGCTGGAACAAACGTAGCAACAGGTGTTGATAACCCTAAGATTGTTGTTTGGCCTACGCCCAACGCACCGGGCGATCAATACACATTCATTTACTGGCGATTACGCCGTATACAGGACGCTGGCAATGGCTCTTCAACGCAAGATATCCCTTTTCGTTTCATCCCTGCGATGGTTGCTGGACTCGCTTCATACTTATCGGCAAAGCTCCCCGGGGTTGATATGCAGAGGACAATGGCATTAAAAGCTGATTATGAGCAACAGTTGCAGTTAGCTACAGATGAAGACCGTGAAAAGGCTCCGCTAAGGTTTGTGCCAAGAGCACATTTTTACTAAGGTGACATATGCCTAGTAATTACGCTTCTGGAAAGTATGCGATCGCAGAGTGCGATAGGTGTGGCTTTCGGTTTAAACTGCGAGAGTTAAGGCACGAGACGGTTAAAACAAAACTGTTTCAAGTAAAGGTTTGCAAGGCATGTTGGAACCCTGATCATCCTCAGCTTCAACTTGGCATGTATCCCGTAAACGACCCTCAGGCTGTCCGACAGCCTCGCCCTGACGTAAGCTATCAGGTGTCTGGTAATAACGGCTTACAAACCAATCTGAGCGGTATTGGCCCAGATGGTTATGGCAATCCAGATGGTGGAAGTAGGATTTTTCAGTGGGGTTGGTATCCGGTGGGAGGGGCAAGAAGTTTTGACACCCTTCTTACTCAAAACAGCTTGATCATGAATATACAAATCGGTACAGTTACCGTAATAACTTAGGGGTAAAACATGGCTTTCAAAAAAGCAGCAGATGGCATAGTAAGCAAAGGCAAAACCAAAGGTAAAAATCTTGGTGAGTCAGGCCCAATCAAGGGTATTGAAAATGGTGGCAAGAAGTCATCCGGCGTAACCGGCAAGGCTATGCGAGCTGTTGGTCGCAATATGGCTCGTGCCAAAAATCAAAAGTGAGATGATCATGGCTAAATTTAGCGCAAAGATGATGGGCAAAGAGGTTGGGCAAGCTGCAAAGTATGCCGAGCCACACACGGCAACCGGCAAGAAGTTTGGCGTTGAGTCTACTGCTGCCACAAAAGGTTTTAAGCCCGATCCAAACACCATGACAGCCGCTCAGTCAAAACCCGGTGGCGTTCCAGCTCGCCGTGTCAGCATGGGTGACCCCGGGCGTGATGACGTCAAGACAACTGGCATCGAGACTCGTGGTAACGGCTGTGCAACTAAGGGTCGTATCGCCCGTGGGCCAATGGCATAAGAAATGAATTATATACAGCTCGCACAAAACATCCAGAACTACGCAGAGAACACTGAGTCTCTGTTTGTTGCCAGCATCCCGACATTTATTCAGGAAGCTGAAGAGCGTATATACAATTCTGTTCACCTGCCATCGTTGCGTAAAAACGTAACTGGAACCCTAACTTCTGGCAATCCTTACCTTTCATTGCCTGATGATTGGCTGGCAGCATACTCGCTTGCGGTGGTAGATGCCAGCGGTAACTATTCCTACTTGCTAAATAAAGACGTAAACTTCTTACGAGAAGCGTATCCAAATCCTACTGAATCTGGATTGCCCAAGTACTATGCCTTATTTGGCCCGCAGATAAATAATATCAATGAACTAACGTTCATGGCTGCGCCAACACCGAATGCAAATTACGATGTTGAGATGCACTATTTTTATTACCCGCCAACAATT